GATAACATTATTCATGACGTGAAAGGTCCTCACTTGGATTTGGATCCTGATGAAGGTTTCCTTCTTTCATTTAAACGTACTGTTAAAGTTATGGATAAAAACGGTAACACTTATAAAATTACAATTGAAGAAGATAAGGACTAAATTATGTTAGTAAGAAAACAACATTTAATAACTGGCAAAATGAATACTATGGATTTGCCAGTAACTCAAGATCAACTTGATCTATTTCAAATGCCTGGACGTCCAAACGTTCAAGAAATCTTTCCTCAGCTAAATGCTGATGAGCGAGAGTTTCTTATCACAGGCATGTTACCTGGAGAGTATGATGGTACTTGTGATGAGTATACTAGTGCTCAATTTTTAACTGAGGAAGATGTTGATCCTCGCTGTGTTACCTTAGGAGGTATGCATGACTAAGAAATTATTTTTTGCTCTTTTCGCTTACGGTGTAAGTGGAGTATTTTTGGTTGCAGCTGCAAAGATGGCTAATATGACACCAGATCAAATGGGTGTTGCTGTAACTTTTGCTATGTTAATTCATTTAAATGGTTACTTTTTAGGTGAAGCTTTAATTGATAAAGAACAGAAGAAAAGATGGGAAAAATACGAGGTATAACTCAGAGTTATATAGATCATATTTTATATAACAAAATAATCTAAAAAAAACCTTTACAAAAGCCCATTTATGGTATATAATTATATTATTAAAATGAAAAAAGGAGTAAAAATATCATGGTAAATTAGAGTCGGAGGACCCGGCGTGCAGGCCTTGTGCTGAGCCTACTGGGATTGGGAGTTCCCTAGAAAAACCCACCTTTCTTTTTTTATTACAGGATTATATTATGTCAAAACCACTTACCGAAAAGCAACGTCTTCGCTTAATTAAGAAGGCTCATAAAAATGTAATCAAAAAACAAAATGCTGCTAAACGTGCAGCTCTCAAAGAAACACGTAAACTTACAAAGGCCGTCAAACAAGCGGGCCAACATGCACCAAAAAATCTTGATGCATTCTCACACGAAAATATGTATTACACCGATAAAGAAGTTGATCGCTTTATTGAAAACTCTACTATCTACGAAAATTATTCTGCTACACTTTTAGAGGAATATTAATGAAAGGCAATCATTTAGGTTCTTTACGTTATGATTTTGCTGGTCGTAAACGCAAATCAAAAGCACTAAATAAATGCAAAAGGCCACAACGTACTTTCAAAGAAATGGAAGTACGCTCTGTGCATCCTAATTATCAGGATCAGGTTCAATATAAATCTGCTCCTCTTACACCACCAAAACAAGTTATTCAAGATGATTCTTATAAAAAAGAAGTATCTTCAAATTATACTGTAGCTATTGCGTATAATAAAGGTACTTATCAAGTTATTCCAAATGAAAATATTGAACACATAGGAAAATAATATGTCAGCTGAACTCGATAAAAAACGTGCAAAGGGTAGGTCTAATAGAAGTACCATTGATGGAAAATATCTTGGTCCTATGCCAGTCTTTGATAAAGACACTACTCCAGATCCTGAATTAAACGATAAGTTTGAATATTTTAATGCATGGGGTAAAGCCGTCAATTGGTTTAATTATAAATGTAATGCTAAAGATTTTAAAAATTATACTATTCGTTATGCAAAAGAATATCTTAAACTTTCAAAAGATGATATAAAAAATCTTAAAAAGGTAAAAGATAATAGCACACTTTATTTACTTGCATCACGATTAGCTGCAGTTCATTTTACTGGATTTCATTATCATAAACATGAGCGTGATGCAGTTAGTGGTTATATAAAAGATATCATTGAAGAAGGTAAGTTAATTACTGAAGATACTACAGACGTTAAACCAAAAAATGTTGTATCAATTCAAGATCGCATGTATAATAAAATGATGGAAACTATATATGCTGAGTTTGATGATACCGTTATTGAAGGTTGGTTTGATAGAGACTTTATAAAGTTTGATGCTTTTACTGCAATTAAGCGACATGATTTAAAAGGACCATCAGTTAAAATGTTTGCTGATAGAATTAAAACACTTCATGGTGAATTAATTGAAGCTCGTGATAAAACATGTGAGCAAATGGTTGAAGCATATAAAGGTTGGTCTAATAAAGATCTTAAAAAGGCTATCACTCAACTTGAAACTATTTTAGATGATATTGAAAAAGCTCAACTCGCAAATAAAGCTGTACGTAAACCACGTGCATCTAAACCTAAAGCATCTGATAAACAAGTTGCCAAACTGAATTATTGTAAAGGTGATGACGTAGTAAAACTTGCATCGATTAATCCTATTATAATTCCAGGCGCTAAAGTCTTATATGTTTATAATATTAAACAAAGACGATTGACTGAATATGTAACTGATAAAATTGATGGCTTTATGGTATCAGGATCAACGCTTAAAAACTTTGATCAAAAATTAAGTAGAACATGTACGCTTCGTAAACCGGACGATGTGTTACCACAAATATTAAAGAAAACGCAAAAACAAATTGATAATGTCTTTAAAGGATTAACAACAAAAATAACAGAACCAAATGGTCGTATCAATAAGGATTGCATATTATTGAGGGTTATAAATTGAATGAAGTAGAATTAGAAGATTATAAAATTATGACTAAAAAGCGTTTCTCAGGTAGTGTTGAAACGCTTGTTGCTACAAAAGGATTTAGTTATATTGATGCAATTACACATATAGTTGAAGAACGTGGAATGGATTATAGTAATGTAAAACGTTTATTATCAGATTCTATAAAACAAAAACTAGAGGCTGAAGCTTCTAACTTAAGATTAATTCAAACGCCAGCTGGTAATAAACTTCCTTTATGAAGACTATATTTGAAGATCAATATAAAGATTATAATTTAAAAGTAAAAGTAAAAAATAATAATAATCTTAGTTGGTACATGAATGATATAAAAATCATGGAAGGTTTAGATTGGAATGAATGTTATCAAGTTAATGCTGCGCAATTAAAAGGTACTGATAATAAAATATTAGTTGGTGGATTAGGTTTTGGAAATACAACTAAACTAGCTTCAAAATATGGTGAGGTAATTACCATTGAAATTTTACAATCAGTTGTAGACTTTTTTGATTATAATAATCCGAATCATAAGTTTAAAATTATTGTTGATGATTTTTATGATTATGTTATGAATACAAATCAACGGTTCGATGCTATACTTCTTCAACTTGATTTTCCAGGCGTATCATCTAATGCAAAATATTGTTTGGAAAGTAATAAAAGATTATATACTAAAGAATTTTTAAGTCGTATTAAAGACATCTTAAATGATGAAGGTGTTTTTGTAACTGAAGGCTTAGGTAAAGAAAACGATGATTTAAAAGATTCTCATATAACTAAATTATTTCAAGAATTAAAATTTGATCCAATAGAAATGTGGGATAGACCTTTTCTTCCTATGGATTCTATTGATCACATTTTATGGAGATGTGTAAATGGACCCATTTGATTCTTATAAAATGTATAACGCGTTAAAGCTTCATTTCGAAACTGATTATGATGCTGTAAAATATAATTATAAAACACGTGTTACACCACAAGCTTTTTTCAAAAGAAGAGATAAATATTTCTTTGCTAAACTAGGTAGTACTTATGGTAAAGATCTTAATAAGTATTATGTGTCCAATTTTATAAAGGACGTAAAATATGTAGGTGATATGATAGGACCTGAAGCAGAATCTAATTATAATCATATGACAAAAGTACATGAATCACTTACATATAATTTTAAAAATGATATAAATATATTAACTCAAAAGGTTAATAAATTTGCCGAGTTGTTTAGGTGTGTGGATAACAATTACCCTATAGTTATTCAATCACTTATGCAGGAAGAGGTTTGCTTGGAGAGCGTGGTCATACTACATAAACTCACAAGGTTTATGGACAGGGCAGATAAGCAAATAACCGAGACTATAATGTGGCCTGACATATCTCGTAAAGTAAGGAAGTACGGGCCGTTTATTACGATTGATGAAATAAAATTCAAAAAAATTGTAATAAATGCCTTTACAAATTAACACAAATGTGTTATAATATACAGATTATATTATGGAGGAAGTGGATAATTCAGAAAATACAATGGAGAAAAACAATATGTCTTTAAGTAACTTAAAATCTAGTCGTGGCTCGTCTATCGACAAACTCGTTCAAGCAGCGGAAGCTGTATCAACAAAAACAGAAACTAAATCATACGGTGATGACCGTTTTTGGAAACCTACTCGTGATAAAGCGGGTAATGGTTATGCTGTGATTCGTTTCTTACCTCAACCTGATGGTGAAGATTTACCATGGGCTCGTTATTGGGATCATGGCTTTCAAGGTCCAACAGGTATGTGGTATATCGAAAACTCTTTGACTTCTATTGGTCAAGATGATCCTGTTTCAGAAGCAAATACTGTCTTATGGAATAGTGGTCGAGATGAAGATAAAGCGATTGCTCGTGAACGCAAGCGTCGTTTACATTATGTTTCAAATATCCTTGTTATCTCGGATCCTTCTAATCCAGAAAATGAAGGTAAAGTATTCCTTTATAAGTTTGGTAAGAAAATCTTTGATAAGATT